GTTTTTTTTGAAAGAGTTGAGAATGCGCATTTGGAATCACCTTTGTGATATTGGCTGGGGCTTATCCCCTTGCCTATGTAAGTAATATACACATTCCGATAATCGGAAGCAAGGTTTTTATGAGATTTATATCGAAAGGTGGCAAAGATATTCGGTCTTGCGTGTCACGAATTGGGGGAGTGCAGCACGGCTGGATACCAAGTGGTGTCATGTGTGACCTTGCTTCTCATCGCTAACAAGGCCATACATGAAGAGGTTCCTTTTTCGCATCAATATCACGCAGGCATGACCATGCTATAATCCCATCACTACCGATGGGATTTTTTATGGTGACGAAATGTCAAAGTTAGAGGCGGTAAACGCCTATATTCAGCAGCGAGTGGCGAACAATAACAGGCTCATCGAGCGGCAGCGTCGGGAGTTTAGCGGTGCAAACATAGACCAAAAGCACACCAGACTGTATGTCGAATGTGGCTACCCTGAAGAAATCACCGCCGAGATGTTCCGCTATGCTTACGAGCGCTATGCGCCGGCAACTGCTGGCGTCAATCGCGTACTCGATAAGTGCTGGCAGACTCCGCCGCAAATCCTCGAAGAAGGCGCCGATGATAAAGCGAGCACCCCGTGGGAGAAGGCCGCCAACAAGCTGTTTAAGCGCGCTGCGCCGTTCATTAAGGATGCAGACCGCCGCAATCTCATCAACCGCTATTCCGGTCTCATCCTGCAAATCCGTGATGGAAAACAGTGGAATGAGCCTGTAGACACCACAAAAACAAGACGCATCAAGGATGCTGCCATTGTCCGTTACATTCCGGCATGGGAAGAGCAGCTTCGCGTTAGCGAATGGGAAAATGACGAATCCAGCGAAGACTATGGTCAGCCGAAGATGTACGAATATCAGGAGTCGGTAGTCGGCGCCTGCAACAGCGACGGAAAACCAACGCGCTCCCTGAGCATTCATCCCGATCGCATTATCGTATTTGCCGAGGGTGCGATGGATGGCTCCATTTACTCTGGCGTCCCACTTCTTCGTGCTGGGTATAACCACCTCATCGACATGGCGAAAGTCACCGGCTCAAGCGCTGAGGGCTTCCTGAAGAATGCCAGTCGGCAGCTCAACGTTAATTATAATAAAGACAGCGTTTCCGCTCAGTCTCTGGCTCAGCAAATGGGCGTGCCGCTGGAAGAACTGGCTGATGTGCTCAATGAGGATGTGGCGCGCCTGAATGAGGCAATTGACGCGGCGATGTTCACGATGGGCGCTGATGTCAAAGTGCTCTCAGTGACGCCAGCCGACCCGGGGCCAACGTGGACTATTGCAGCCAACCAGTTTGCGGCATCCATCAAAAAGCCATTCACCATCCTGTTTGGTCAGCAGACTGGCCGCCTTGCATCCGATGAGGATAAAACCGACGACGCCATGAGCGCCAAGCAGCGCCGTGAGGACTGGCTGGACTACATCATCTCGGTATTCATCGACCGGATGATTTCCTTTGGCATTCTGGATAAGGCACCGGAGAGCGGTTATTACTGTAAATGGGATGACCTGCTTGCACCTTCCGAACTGAACAAGGCAGACCTGCTGGTTAAACTTGCCACAGCTAATGAATCCGTGTTTGATGCAGGCCAGATGGCCCTGATGACCGTCGATGAAATGCGCGGCATTGTCGGCATGGAACCATTGGAGGCACAGCTTCCTGACGGCTTACAGGAAGGACAGCAGCAACAGCAAGACCAACAGCAAGACCAACAGCAGGGCCAGACCGATGCGCCTCCTAAAAATTAATGCCCGGCTTCCGCAGCCAAAATTAAGCATGAGCCTGACAGACCCACTCGGCGCAGTGGGTCGTGTAAATAAGATGGTGCGCGATGTTGACGCCAGATACGTGACGCTAAAATCACAGGCTGCCGACCTGTTTCGCACTATCCCCGTGGCGACTGGCAACGCCGAGGCTGGAAATTATTATTATGATTTCTCTGCCTATCGCGCATCGACATTCTTTGATGAGCTTCAGCGCATTCTTGATGGTCAGTTGCTGGAAGGCGATGATTTCACGCATGGAAGGTTGTGGGCGTCATCCTATGTCAGTGACGCCATGTACGCTGGTACGCAGAAGGCTAACTCTGACCTGAGCGACCTGTCATCGGCATACAAAGACAGCAGGCCGCTTGCTGAAATCCTGTACTCTCAGCCGTATCTCGACAGGCTTCAGTTAGCGTACACACGCACGTATAACGACTGGGGTGGCCTCTCTGATTACACGCGGCAACAGGTGGCAGAGGTCATCACTGCTGGCATTGCAAATGGCGATGCTCCGGGAGTGGTTGAGCAAAACATCGTTAACCGCATGGATGTGTCAAGGAGCTATGCGCGGTCAATTGCTCAGACTGAAATCACCAACACCCTGCGCGAGGCTAACAGACGCGAAGTGAAAGAGGCGCAGGTCACGCTGGGTATGGATACCATCATGCTCTGGCAGTCGGCGCTGATGAAGACAACCCGCGTTACTCATGCTGCGCGTCACGGGAAATATTACACGCCTGAAGAGATTGATGAGTTCTACAGCGAAGGCGCAAACCGCCGTAACTGTCACTGCTCGCAGGTTCCAGCGCTGGTGATGGATGGCAAGCCGGTGATACTTGAGAAGACGCAGGAAAGACTCGATAAGCAGCGCGAAGCATGGCAGGATACGCACAAGAAAGCCGCCTGATGGCGGCTTATATTAACGCTTTTTAATGAACCCTCCGCAACCGCACTTTGGGCACATCGTATATCGAATTCCTGGCTTTTCAATCCTGTCTCGGTTGTGGTGTTCGTGCTTGCAGGCCACGCAGATGATAATCATCAATCCTCCAGCTTAACGCCGGGAATTTTACCGGCTGCGATGGCGTCAAAAATCAAATCTGCTGAATGCCCATTGCTGGCAGATGACCTGCACAACTCAGCAATCGCGATCTTTGCCTCATCGCGCTTCCGCTCCGCTTCTGAGGGAACGGGGCGAAAATCGCAGGTGCGAGGATGGGCGACAAATTCTCCCGGAGATAGCGCCTCAACAATCACCACTGTATATTCGCTGACATATTTAATGATGCCTCGACGCCAGTTGGGTATAGCATCAAGCGTGTGTTTCATAAACTCACACTCACATCCAACCGGCGGCAAGCCTTCGCCATTCCAAACCGGCGCAGCATCCTGACCTATGCACTCATTCAGGTTGGCTTCTTCATCCGCTTCGGTGATGCCAGCATAAGCATTCCATGCGGCAGCGCGAACCCGGTCTGCCTCCTGCGGCTGGTGCAGGCGGTAGGCGATGATGTCACCAGGGTCACCCGGCGCATTTACCTGCCAATTCATGGCTCCTGCTGGTTGTCTAGCTGTTATGGAACCACATCGCAACTTCACATCAACAACTGCATTTGTGCTAACAGGAGGGTACTCACCACCACCCCACTCAATCCAGCCGTCATTTTTGGCAGCCAGTGCGGCTTCGTACTGTTCGCGGGTGATGATGGCGATGGCGTAGTCACTTGCCAAAACATCAGCGGTGAAACAATCAATTCTAGAACCATCAAGAAACCACCGATTAAAACTAGCCTCAAATTTAGCAACGCTTGGCTGGCATTTTGCCGGCATGATTTCTCTGTCGCGGTCCTGCGTGATGCAATTGGCATGCTCCGGCCATGACCAGCCGTTTTCAATGGTTTCTTCAACCAAAATATCAATCAGCTTCATTTCCTCTCTCCGTTATAAATGCTTTTCAGTTCGCCCATCACGACAGACCACGCCGCATGCTCATCCATGCCGCGCATCACTAATTTAACGTAGCGATTGCGGGCCTTAAACATCAGGCGAGGGCACATCATTTGTCACCCATCGTTGACAGGCAGACCTCGCGAGAGATTGCGGCCACTTCTTTCGGCGTCTTATCTGTCATTTTGTATGCCCCATCAACGATAGCCTTGCTGAGTTGGTTAAATTCAGCGCTATACTGGCCTCCAGAAGAAACCATCAGCGCGATCTGCTTTGATACGCCAGCATCACGGGCTTCTGCCGCCGCTTCACCGAACTCACCAACTGCATTGCAAAACTCGCCAGCCGACGCACCAAATGAAGCCATTGCGAATACTGCTGCTGCGATTAATTTTTTCATCTTGAATCCCCTTTGTTTGTGTAACTACATCATCGCTTACGATTCAATCTACGTCAAGACTATTGTGATAAAATAATCTGCATCACCGGAGGTAACAAATGAAACTATCAACGCGCGGAAAGAATTTAATTAAATCTCATGAAGGGCTAGTGCTTGCAGTTTACCCTGACCCGGCAACCGGAGGCGCTCCGTACACCGCCGGATACGGTCATGCCGGAAGCGACGTTAAGCCGGGAATGAAGGTCACGCAGGCAATGGCTGACGCATGGTTTGATAAAGACGTAGCGAAATTTGAAAGCGGCGTTTCGTCACTCATCACATCCCCAACAACTCAGGGGCAGTTTGATGCAATGGTGTCGCTGGCCTACAACATTGGCCTTGGTAACTTTGGTAAATCAACTCTGCTGAAAAAGCATAATTCCTGCTGCTACACCTGCGCCGCCGACCAGTTCCGGGTATGGAATCGCGCCAATGGCAAGGTCATGAACGGACTCACAAAGCGCCGCGCAGCTGAACGTCAGGTCTACATGTCATGAGGCGGCTGACTAACTGGTTCATCGGCGCGTGGCTATCATTTTGCTCGCTGATTCAGCTCTGGCCTGACGCCATGGTTCATGTGTGGGCCTTCATGCCTGAAGACCTCAGGTCTGCCATTCCGCCGATTGCGGTAAAGGCGATCAGCTACAGCATCCTTCTTGCCTCGCTGTTTGGAAAAATGCACAGCATGAAGAAAGAGATTAAGGCGCTGAAAAATGACCAGAATTAAGTTAATTCTAATCGCCATAGGCGTCGCGGTAATCATTGCTGCATCTGGTTATGGCGCTGGATACATGAAGGGATGGTATGCGCACAGCGAAAAAGTTAATCGTGACGCAGAAAAGCGCAGGCAGGAGGTGCAAAGCAAGCGGGCTAAGTCCACGGCGCAATCTCAGCAAGTGCGCGTTGTGACTGAAACCAAATACAAAACCATTTACCGTGACGTGGTGAAATATGTCTCCGACCCGAATCGTAATGTGTGTGTTTTTGATGACAACTATCAGCGGTTGCGCCAACAATCCCTCGACGCCGACGCCTCCATCGGCAGAGATGCTGGGTCAGGTGTGCGAATTGTCGAAAGTGGCGCCAAAAAATAGCGACGAAAGTATCGTTATGGAGAACCAGAACACGGAGTGCGCCACAAAAAGAAAGATGACGATTTACGACTGGCAGGATTGGTATCGCGATAACTTCCAATAAAAAAGCCCCGTAAGGGGCTTTGTTTTAGAAAATGCCAAGGTCAATCTCACGCATAAAGCGCCTCCATTTTGTACCCAAACATGGTCGCATTCTGATGCTCAACACTACCAGCAAACGCCAGATAGCGGCGACCACGGTTGCTGGTGATGATGTAGGCTGCTGGTTCTCCAAGCCTCGGGACATGATAATCGCGCCGGGCAGGTTCGTGTAACTCCACCATGTCGATTTCAATGCGTGGCACGGGGTCTTGTATTGGCATCACTTCACCTCCCCATTCAGTTCATTAACAATTAATGTTGCATAGCCAGCGATGTCTTTCCAGCTATCGTCGTATGTCGGGTCGCCATTCAGGATGCGACCAATTTTATGCTGAATCATGTCGAGCGCTTCCTTCTGGCTCGCCGTCAGGTTATTCCAGCCCTCCGCGTCATGCATAACTCGTTTCAGAGATCGCATGATTTCTGCGCCGTCTTTGAATTTGCCATAACGGCTGCCGCGCTCGGTGATGAGGGCTTCTGTTGAGATGATGCGCCAATTCAAGTCACCATCAGTTACTGGCTCACGATGGGCGATAACAATATCGCCAGCCTTTTCGATATCCTTATCTCGCCCTGCATAATCCGCGCTGAGGTAGTGGATTTTGCCACTGGTTGCTGACTTCACAGCAAGAACGGCATCTTCATGACCATTAAAATAATCAGCACTTCCTTTCAGGTATTTGTATTTCATCACTCCACCCTAAACGTAACTTTGTTTTTCTCATCCACGCTGAAGTGCTCACGCACAAACGCATACATTTCTTCAGCACTCCATTCACGCATTGCTACATAGCAGTGCGCGTAATATCTGACATCTCGCAGGCTTAACGGCTGGCGCTTAGCGATAATATCAGTCAGTACTTCCAGTGGTTCTTTGCGTTGTCTCGCCATTGTCGCTCTCCTGTGAAATCATCTTGACTAATCTACGTCAATTAGTCAATACTAGGTGTTGTAGATTATAACATCTTAATGCGAGTGATGTGGATATGAACTTTATTGACTTGTTTGTTTACGAAAACGGCAAGCTTTACTGGAAGGTTAAGCCGTCAAACAACGTAAAGGCTGGCGCAAGGATTGGGTGCCTGGAGCCAACGACAGGTTATCGAAAGGTAAAAGTAAAATACACCCAGACATATGAGCACAGGATTGTTTGGGAGCTATTTAACGGACCAATACCGGAAGACATGGAAATTGATCACATCAACCACATCAGAGATGACAACCGAATAGAGAATCTCAGGCTTGTTAACAGGAGAGAAAACACGAGAAACAGTTCAATCAGGAGCGACAACACCAGTGGTGTTGTTGGTGTTTGTTTTGATAAAAAGCGCGGCAAGTGGTACGCGCAAATAGTCTTAAACGGAACAAGGCTGCACTTAGGTCGCTTTTCAGAAAAGAGCGAAGCAATAAAGGCCAGACTTGAAGCTGAAATGAAATATGGTTTCCATGAAAACCATGGAATCAATAGGCCAAAAAGAATGATAAAAGGTGGTGTGGAATGAAAAAGTGGCAGGAGGTGACAGAAGTTCATAAGCGCGATTGCAGGGAGACTCTGCAAATGCTTAATGTGCCAGAGTCAATCATTAAATCTATCGAGCAGCGCATTGATCTGGCTGCTATGGAGGCCGCCCATGAAGCCGAGGAAGCGCAAATGTTGTCATGGATGGACAGAACTCTACCGGGCGTTTTACATCGTGGTAAGACTACCGATTGAAGATGATGACGGGTATCTGCACAACCATAGTCAGGTGCTCAAATATTATGGCGTTCACTACAAAGTGCTGATGGAGAGAAAAAATGAATACTGATCAGGTGTACGAAAAAGAGTTGTTGAACAAGCTGGAGGAACTCGACCGTACTCGCGCCTGGGTTGAAAGCGAATTGCGCGAAGTTCGCAACCGCATGCAGCGGCAGGTTAACCGCGAAATTATCGAATGGCGCGAAGGGCGCCCGCATTTCAGCAATATTGGTGAATGGGTGGCGAAATGAAACCAATGATGAATGATGACGGGCTGCTTGAGTGCGCCCACTGCGGATCAATGGATGTCAGAGTTGAAACTGATGATGGGTGGCGATACATTGAATGCGGCGAATGTGAAATGCGAACGGCAGAATATCGCAATGACGAATCCATGCGCAGGAGATGGAATACCAGAAATGGCCACCTCTATACCGCTGACGACTACAAACAGGATGCAATGGAGCGCGCAAATGGACTTTAAAACGCAAATACTCACGGTGATAGAGCGCTGTGGTGGCGCAACCAATGCCATGATACGCAAGCAGACTGGCATGACAAACCGAGCCAGCGTTACAGGTTATCTGATTGAGCTGGAGGGTATGGGATTTATTATTAAAGAGGAAAGCGTCAGCTATGGCAGGCGCTGCTTTAAGTATTTCCTCAATCCCGATAATACCGCGCTCGATTTGGCAATTCAGACTTACCTTGAGGCGAATCCGGGACGCAAGAGCAAGCAGATAGCGGAGGCTGTCGGCGTCAACTACACCATTCTCAAGGCACGCATGCGCTATCTGGCAAGCATTGGTCAGGTTGACCGTGAAATGCTTCCCGGCGGAGCGTGGAAATATTACTGGCAGGAGGTCATTCCGTTTGGCATGAACCGTGACAGGATGATGTTTGAAAAGCTGCTTGCCGGGGCGCGTCAGTCATGTGGGCGGTAAAGCATAAATCAGGAACCGTGCTGTTTGTCACCAACTGTGAACGCACGGCCAATAATCGCAGAGAGATGGGGTGGATAGTGGAGGAAGTGGATGTGAGCAAACCAAAAAGCGCATTAATTAAAATTACATGGCATGACGACACGGTTAGCCAGTGGCATGCAGATTCATTCAGAGAGGGTGAGCACTCCATTGAAATGAATATTGGTGGATGCATTGTTTGCATCCCCTGGAGGTTATACAAAGATGGCGAAGTTAAACATTTGGATGTGGAGTCGTAAATGAAACTACAACTTAGCGAAATAATGGAAGCAACAGTCAGTGAACTGGAGGATATCGACATGACGCTTGCCTTTGAGATTGAGGCTATTGAGCGCCAGCTTTCCGGGAATCATGATGCGGGCAGAGTATGGAAGGAGAAGGCAATGAAAGCGCGCGACCATATGAAGCGCACCCGCGCGCTGGTTCGCACTCGCCTTGATAAGCTCTACTACGGCGAAGAAAGAATGTTGCACGGCGCCATTCTGGCTGAAATCCGCAAAACGATGCCTATCGGTAAGTTCATGGATGCCGTAAACCGCGCAAAAATTAACTGCGGAATGTTAAATAAGAATAGTCCTCAATAAATTCTTTTCCGTGGCTGTTACCTTGCACTCAGGAGGTAGCAGCCATGCCAATCATACTGATATCATTCTTTGCTACTCTTTTCGCTTTTACCGCGTCTCCGCTTTACCTTCTCGCGTCCGTTTCGTGGTGCATATTCATGGTGTGTTATAATCCGGGCATAAAGTAAGCGCGGAGAAAGGTCATGATTGTCAAAATTGGCGACAAGTGGGTCGTTAAATCCAAGGATGGCTCGCACCAGTTTGGCGAGTACGATACCGAAGAGGCGGCTAAAAAGCGCCTTGCTGAGGTGGAGGCATTCAAGCACATGAATAATAAATTACAGGTTAACATCCTGTATACCATCAATTCGGCCAGCAACATCAGTGAAAAAATCATTGATGGCGACCAGCACTACGTCATCAAGAATGTCGTGCCGGTGGTAGATGATATTGTCATGAATGGCGGTCTGTACCCTGGCGATGAGATTAAAAAATCATTCCATGGGCTTGACGGGAAACCAGCGCCGTATGACCACCCGAAGATTGACGGTAAATATGTGTCGGCCAACATGACGCGAGCGGCCAATCAGTTCAGTGTTGGTGCATGGATTGAGAACTCATCTCATGACGGCAGCAAGGCGCTGGTAGACCTTTATATTAACAAGGTGGTAGCTGAGCGATCTGATAAAGGCAGGGAGTTACTATCGCGTATTGATGGCCTCAAAATTAACAGCGCCGATGCTGAACCTGTTCAGGTGTCTACCGGTCTGTTACTCAACCGCGAGCAGGCATCAGGAACCTCTAAGGGTAAAAAATATTCCTGGATTGCCCGAAATATGGAGTGGGACCACCTCGCCATTCTTCCTCCAGGGGTCCCAGGGGCTGGAACACCAGAAGATGGTGTTGGCATTTTTGCCACCAATGGCGAAGACATTGAGCGCGTCGTGGTTAACCTTGAGGAATCGGCTATTCCAGACGAAAGTGCAAACAAAATCAAATGGTGGCAGCGCGCCATCAATCGCCTGACTGGCAATCAACTGTCATTCACCGATATTACCGAGCAGCTCCGCAATATCATCAAGGCCGAGATGCCAGCCGACTCGTGGCCTTACATCGTCGCCGTTTATGATAATTACTTCGGCGTTGAGATTGACGGCACCATTTATATGCAGTCCTACATCGTCCGTGAGGATATGGTAGAATTAGTCGGTGAACGGGTTAAGGCTGTTTATAAGACAGAGCTTGAACCGGTAAAAACAACTCAAGGGGAAATCTCAATGACTAACGAGGAATTACAGGCTGTATTAGCCGATGCCCTCAAACCGGTTCAGGAATCGTTGACCGCAGTCAACCAGAAACTGGCCGATGTGGAGGCGCAAAACAAAACCCTACGCGACCAGCTGCAAGCCAATGCTGCGCAAGAAGAGACCGCAATGCGCACCGCCATTATGGCTGAGCTGAAGTTGCCGGAATCTGCTGTTAATGCGCTGACTGGCGAAGCACTGCGTGAAACCTATGCACTCACCAGTAAAGCGGCTCCGATTTCCGGCGGGTTCCAGCCGAACCGCGCCGAAGAAGATTTTGATATGGAGGCACCTGAATAATGGCTACTATCCGTTATGGCACCATCATCGGCGGCCCGGCCCGCAAAAATGACCCGCAGATTCGTGAAGGCATCATGAAGGCAGCGTTGAAGCCGGGCGCACTGGTTGACTTCAATACTGCCGATGACAAAATCATCGCACACGCTACCGCTGGTGGTCAGGGTTTCCCTTATGTGCTCCAGCATAACTACCTCGGTGGTGGTGATGTATCTGAAGATGTTCCCGCTGACGCTACTGGCATGGCTGTGCAGTGTGAATTTGGCGTCACCTATCACGCACTGGTTGCTAAATCTTCCGAACTGAAGAAAGGCACTCCGCTGGCAAGTGATGGCTCCGGCGCGTTAAAGGTTGCAGAAGCAGGTGAAAATATCCTGTTTTATGCGTATGAAGCCTACACCGTAGCATCTGATGGCGATGAACTCGTTGCAGTTCGTCGCGCTGGCAATGCTGCAATGCCTGCGGCGTAAGGAGCCGAACAATGGAAAAGATTATCTTTACGAAAGGCTTAATCACCAACTCGCAGGTGGTTAAAGAGCAATGGCGCCACCTGACTGTTGACCGCAAGGTTTTCATCAATGGTGAAAACGCTCTGGCGAAAGAGTACGGCGTAAACGCCACCGCACTGGTAACGAAAGACTACTGGCGCGAAGTGGACGACGTGACCACCCGTGTATTCCGCAACGAGTCCGGCATGGACATGATGGCCGACCTGATGACGCTAGCGACCAACATCAATATCGGTAAGACCGTAGCGATCAGCCGCATGGCCTCCGATGCTGGCAAGGTTGTGCGCACCATCTCCGGTCAGGAGCCTGAAGACCTGGATAAAACCCGCTATTCCTACAGTGGCGATGTAATTCCGATCTTCAAAACCGGTTATGGCCGAGAGTGGCGCGAGCTGATGGGTATGCAGTCCGAAGGTTTCGACCCTCTGATTGATGACCAGGAAAGCACCACCTTCAACCTGCGCGCAGACATGGCGGATTATCTGCTGGTCGGCGATGCAAGCCTGAACGTGAACGGCGTTTATACTGCCTACGGCATCACCAACCACCCGAACACCGTGCAGCTCAACCTAGGCCCCTCTGGCACTGGCGCGCTGAGCATCGACCTGCAAACGGCAACCCCTGATGAAATCGTTAAGTTCTTCAACCAGGATTTCCAGGCGGTTCTCGATGCGCAAAACGTGTTCGAGCCGGTTACTCTGTGGGTTTCTCCGTCTGTGCGTCGCTCATTCAGCCGCCCGTATTCCAACGCGGCAGGCTTCAAAGGCGGCACCATTGAGGATTATATCCTCGCATTCGGCAAAACCGGCAACGTTGGCCGCATCGCGTCTATCGGCACCAACTTCAAGCTGACCGGGAACCATTTTGTCGGCTATGTGAAGAATGCGCTGTATATCCGCCCTCGCGTCGCTCAGCCGGTATCTACCTATGCAGAGCCGCGTACCACGCCTCACGCTAACTTTAACTTTTTAACGTGGGCTGCTATGGGTTTGCAAATTCGCCGGGATTTCTCTGGCCGAAGCAAGGTGTTTAACGCATACGGCACGCAAACCGCGCTGTAAAAACAAAGGGGCGAAAGCCCCTTTTAACTATAAGAGGTTATCATGGCTAAATATGAAGTAATCGCCAGCGGAATCTTCGTCAAGGATAAAGATGGCCGTCTGCGCGAGCTTGCCATTGGCGACGTGATTGACGAATCGACTCCGCACATTGAGTCAAAACTTCGCCCGGTTAGTGAGAAAATTCTGGAAGTTGCAACTCCGCAAGAATCGCAGCCAAAGACGAAGAAAACCAAGTAAAATAAACCCGCAAACAAGCGGGTTTTTTATTGGGGGTTATCATGGCTGTCAGGTACGAAATAAACACAACTCCGGCTGACGGAGAAGTTTTGCTTAGCGAAACCATGTCAGCAGACTGGACTGCATTGCAGGTGCAGATTGTGCCATTAAATTCTTCCGGCGGTCATGCACCATTAACAAGCGGCTCTGTTTCCGTAATGGTGTCTCCGTTCGCGTCTGGTGATTTCTGGATTGACGTTAACAATAATAATTATTATGGCGTGGCATTGCGACTGAAAGTAATCAAGTCGCAGCTTCCTGCTGGCGTTGCATCCCTGAAAGTCCTGGTGTGGCGAGCTGATACCTCAGTGCCATCAAGTCAGGTTGTCGCGCAGTCCTACTCGGAGCTTGCCAATAAGCAGGGAAAGCTATTCACCGCATCGCGTCGCGTGACCGATGTTGCTGGCGGGGCCAACCTTGACAGCATTTTTATTACCGGCTCAAAGCAGGTCGTGTTCAATCAGCGCATCATTGGCTACACCGGTAAGGGTGTCATAGCATCCATTTACCGTGGGGCTGTAGCCACTGGCGGCACCGCTGCGGAGATTAACAACCCAAATGATGTTGCTCCCCATGCTGCAACGGCACAGCTTCTGACTGGCTCTACGGTTACAAGCATTGGGCAGCTGACGGTGGCCGCGACCTATAGTGAAGGGAACGCATCTAATCAGTGGCAGGGCAATTCACAGGCAAAACTCGGTGAACAGGTTATCATGGCGCCTAATACTACCTACCTGTTACGCATTACATCCCTGGATACTGCGGCGCAAACTATCAATGCTTACGTTTCGTGGTTTGAGGATGACGCTTATCTTCCGTGATAAAAGAAAAGCCCCGACAGGGGCTTTGTTTACTTATGGTCGCGAAGTTGAATGAGATTATCAATCAGCCGCTGGATTGCGGCATTATCTTTAAATGCGATGTAAATTTCAGACTCATCAGTATCATTAGTTTTATCGCCAGGAATGCCGCGATTTATGGTATTCGCAAAAGCTATTAACTTTTCTCCATTGCAATAGCCAAATTTAATGCCAACGTAACCATCGCCAAGACGGGCAACTTTTGAGCCATCTTTCTGAGTAAAAACACCATTCTTTTTCATCACTAAATCCTCATTGGCATAACGATAACTTTTGCAGTCTCGCCAGTAGGCGCACTGATGTTTGCGACGGCGGCGCTGGTGTTGCCATTCAACTCAAATAGCACCGCTTCAAATTTCGGGTTAAACAACTTCGCCAGCTTCTCAACATCTTCCAGGTATTTGGCATTAAAGCCAATCTGTTCCGCTGGTGCGGTCTGCTTAGGAATGACGCGATCAATATCAGGGAATCGGCCATTAATCTCAGAGCAGATACCTGCGCCTACCATGATTTCATGCTCGTCATGGTAAGTAACAATACCTGTTTTGGTGTCCAGTAGCGCATGCGCATAACGCTTAGTTGGCGACTTGCTTACCGATACGATGACGTTACTTTTTATCTTGTTTTCGTGCTTACTGGCAATCATGGCGCGATGACCGTCAGTTGACGCAATGCGACCATCAGGCATGAAGCAGATTCCGTTCAGGTAGTAGCGCACATCGTTGCGCGCCTGAAATATTAATGCTGATTCAAGTAATAGTTTGTTGATTTTTAGTTTCATCACTTCACCTTTATCATGTGTTGTTTTGCAACCTTCAGGCATTCATCGAAAATCTTGCCATTCTTTTCACTCTGGTTGCTCCTGTAGTGGGTAATTGCGGCCTCTATAGCCGCGTTGTCGATGCCTGGCAGTTTTTCGCGCAGGTTTTTCTCTATGAATTGCTCGGGGTTCATTAAACTGACCTCATGAATGCTTTAATGAATTCCGCTGCGACTTGCGGGACGATGGCATTGCCATAACCGCGCAGTCGTCCCACCCTGGCGGGAATCCCATTAGCCAGCGGGAATGTGCCGGGCTCAACTGGCCGGAACTTTCCATCCCGGCATCCGAGCCAGTCAGCATCTGACCAGAATCCGTGATGCGGATTGGTTGCGTTATCGCTGCAAAATCCTGCAGACGCTGTTGTATCTTGCTCCCGTCCTTCCGATACATAGTTAGTGCGTTTTCTGGTGCAGCAGCCCTGTCGTTGCTGTTCGCAGTTGGGCTGGGCAATGCGGCCAGCTTCGCCTGTCCGGGTAGCTTCAGGCATATCTTTCTGTCCTTCCCGCTGTAGCAATGCGTGCTGCCAGTTGTGTCGTTCACTATTGGTGTCGCCCAGTTGCATCGCGCCGAAGAAAAGTCTGTCGCGTTTGTGTGGTGCACCGACGCTGCACGCTGGCAATACTGCCGACCCGCAGGCGTAGCCTTTGTCTTCCAGGTTAAGGAATACAAAATCGAGCCAGTGCTTTCCAATTGCTGCCGCAACCTGCTCTCCAAACAGCAATTGAGGCTTGCACTCTCTGATGAGCCTGAGAAATGCTGGGGCAAGGTGCCGCTCGTCGTCAAATCCGAGAGACTTACCGGCAACGCTAAACGGCTGGCAAGGTGGTGATCCTGTCCAGAGCTGAGTGCTTGCTGGTATTCCAGCCAACTGGAGTGCAAGGGGCCACCCTCCGATTCCGGCAAAGAAGTGACACTGTGTAAATCCTTCCAGGTCTGAAGGGGTGACTTCGGTGATTGATCGTTCATCGACATATCCGTAAGGAATTAGTTTATTGTTAATTAACTCTCGCAGCCACGCCGCTGCACTTGCGTCCCATTCGTTGTAGTAGCTGGCTGTCATCACAGCTTCTCCAGAATAGCCAGAACTTCACTCAACTCAGCGGAAGGAAGGCGCAAAAATTCTTCTGTCTCCTGTGCCACATGACCCTCAGCGACAACCATATGGTCTGCTTCTTTCAGCAACTGAATCAGGCGGTCAATCGGCTTAACTTTTTTGGCCTTGAGCGTTTTAGCCGTCACCTTATCTTTGCCCTGCGCTTTCGCTTCCTCAACGGCGGCATCAATAACGTTAACGGCATCATCGCCATGCTCACGTGCGACCGCAACGGCGTTGGCATAGCTGATTTGGCCTGCATTGATACGCTGCTTGATGGCATCAGGTACATCACCAAGTGACAGGTGCATTTGCACATCAGACACAGAGCGCCCGACCTTCTTGGCGATTTCTTCATTCGTCCACCCGAACCCTTTGAGGCGCACATAAGCCTTTGCACGCTCAAGCGGGTCGAGTTGCTTGCCCTGACTTGAAGACACCATGAAGGCGATTTTATCCGCCTCATCGCCGGTGAAGTCTTTGCACTCAATTCGCGCAATTGGCACGCCGCGCTCAATGGCACGCAGTGCTCCAAGGTAACGATGCTGGCCGTCAAGAATCTTGATGCGCTTTCCGTCGGCATCAGGAATAACAGTTAACGCCGGGATTGGCTGTCCTGATTCCCAACACTGCGCGAAGTATTCAACGTGCTGCTCATCGGCTTCGCGGATGTTGTACCCCGGCTCAAGGTAAAGCTGGTCGACAGGGACCTGATAACCTTTGTTGACCACGATTCCGCCGCGAGTTTCTTTGTCTGAGTAAATTTTTCCGAGAGATGTCATCTTTCCCTCACTTTGATAAACAGATTGCACTGGCAATGGCGAATCCGATAACGATTAACGCCAGCTTGATTTTGAACTTATCCCACGCCTTCAGGTCTTCTTTTCGTATTTCGTGGCGGATCATTGGGGTTCTCCGAGTGCTTTTGCGATTGCGGCATAGGCCTTGCTCAAGGCAGTGGCATTCCTTTTTGTTGGCGTAGTGAAGACTACAAGCATCTCCAGAGCCTCCAGCAATTCCGGCGCAGCGGCCATCATTCGTTGGTTGGCAACTTGAACCTCAACTTCAGGGTCAAACTCAACCCAGCCGACAGGAATAATCACTCCATAAGACTGGTCGTCATCTGTTGATTTTGGCCCTATTGCCCTGCTGTTATCTCCAAACCACGGCCCCGGCGTACCTTTGAATTCATTCATCCTCATCACCTCTAACATTTATTGTTGTTTCTACGTCATCACTATAGCGACACCCTCAATCTACGTCAACACTTTATGATAAAATTAAACCAACAACACTCAACCCGCGCTGTTCCGTGCTGAAAAACGTAAGGCGGCGAAATTGGATATAGCAATCGGCGTTATCGTCATGGCGCTTTCGCTGGTTCAGGTGTACAGATGCTGGAAGTTCATCATTCGGAGAATAATTAATGAGAGACGCGCTTCAGCACGCCGCAAACCAGATAATTAGTGGCACTGTCGGCCAGGTAATCGACAAAGCCGGTTACACATCCATCGGTACAGGTCTTGGCCTGAAGGTGGCAGAGCAGACGCCGGTCGCACAATCATACATTGCCTCAATGATCCCCCATTCGATTACCGAGTGGGCAGCGGTAGCCTCTATACTTGGCGCGCTGTCACTGGTGGCAAAAAACCTTTTTGAGATGTGGTGGAAGATTCGGGAGAGCAAAAAGAATGGCAGCACCGACAGCAAGTGAACTTGTCGCCGCCATGGCGTCAAGAGGCGTGACTATCACCACAGCAGACGCAACGGGAATCCTGTGTCTGGTGGCGAGCATCACAGAGTGTCTTGAGCTTAATTACCCTGAAGACACATGTAGGCAGGATGCAATTCTGCTATGGGCCTCAATCCTTATCGCCTCAAATACAGCCGGAATATACATAACCAGCCACCGGGCGCCATCTGGTGCGTCGCAGTCATTTGGCTATGGCAGTAAGCCGTGGATGGCCCTTTACAATCAGATGAAGCTACTCGATACGGCAGACTGCACAGGCGACCTTGTGGAAGAGCCTGATGGGGCAGCAAAGCCGTGGTTTCGTGTTGTCACCGGGAGTAAGTGCAGATGAAAACGTCAACATTAACTGTAAATATCGCAATCCGTAAATGGTGCATGCCGCTGCTGGTTATTCTGGTATTGCTGCGCCTTCCTGTTCCGCGCTGGATTTATACTCTTGAGGCCGCACCATGTCAGCGATAGCGAGATGGAGCTATACGCAGCCATGCACAATCTGGCGGCTTACTGGCAAGGATAAGTATGGCAAGCCAACATTCGCCGCGCCAGAGCCCATCATGTGTGATTATGGCTTCGATAAGAATCTGACCACCGGCACAGCTGGCAATGAGATTGCACAGAAAAACACATTCTGGACGGAATACCAGGATGCGTCTGTTGGCGACTTCATCATGCTTGGCACCATTACCAGTGCTGACCCTTTGGCTGCCGGAGCTGACCAGATTAGAAGCGTCGTGAATTACGGCAATACACTAAATCGCAACGACCTTCCTGATTTTGCGCTGGTAACGGGGTAATGTATGGCCGCCAAAATGAGAGGTATCCAGCAGGCGATTAAGCGTACCCAGCAGATAGTCGGTGAGATTACTGGTGAGAAGGCGGTATCAGCAATAAAAGCCGCCAACCACATCATCAGGACTGAATCGGCCTCCATGACGCCAGTAGCCACGTCAACGCTGATAAATAGCCAGTATGACACCGTTGAGGTTAATGGCACTCGCATAACTGGCAAGATTGGGTATTCCGCTAATTACGCCCTGTATGTCCATAATGCACCAGGTAAATTGCTTGGCACGAATACGCCGCGCACAGGACGGCTCAAAGGAAAGGGTAACGTGTGGGATAAAAGCGGCGAGCCTAAATTCCTTCTCAAGGCTGGCGAAAACACACGCGAACTTGTCGATCAGGTAATTAAAAAAGAGATGACGCTAAAATGAGAGATATGCTTGAGCTTGTTGACCAGTACCTTAGCGATGCCGGTCTTTATGATGGGTGGACTTCTCAGCTTGAGTTCTGGAACGATACCGAAGTTGGCGCAGATCGGTTTATGGTGCTGCAATCCAATGGCGGCACGAACGTAAGCAAAGACCTCAGCAATGATTATTATTTTTCGCTCTATGTTGTCGGCCAGCAGGGCCAGTACAACATCGAAGAAACAAAGGCAAAAGCGCTTGATGTCATCGCATACATCAAAGAGCATCCAGTTGATAGTTGTATTGGAATGATTCAGTTGCAGGCGCCGCTTGGCCGCCCTACGCTTACGACAGAGAAAAGGCCTGTTTATGAATTGTTGCTGAGGGTTGTTTTTGGTGAGTGATGGTTCCCGCGACAGGATTCGAACCTGTAATCATCCGATTATGAGTCGGGTGCTTTAACCAGTTAAGCTAAACGGGAATTTGGTGCACCATACTGGATTCGAACCAGTTACCGATTGCTTAGAAGGCAATTGCTCTATCCTGATGAGCTAATGGTGCGTTGTGTTGTGGTGAGTGGAGTCGAACCACCTTCCATCAGTGCGCTGCTGATTGGGTTACGCGCATCCTGCGGTTACTTATCCGGAATCTTCACCGCAAAACTATTCCCTAGCTCGCCGTTGAGCTTCACCACAACGATAAACCAACTCACTTAACCACATGAATCGTACAACTCAAAGGTGGTAAATTGATTTACCTGTTGTGTGCCGGGATTCCACCGGCTCCCATCTGTTTTTTAAGACACTCATATATCGTCTGGTCTTGTTGTGGTGGCCGGTGCTGTTCTCCGGCGTTGCCTACCCTTAGTGAATCGGTTTTTCCGCTCGAGTCCGGAAAGGCATGGGAAACCGCCCACCCTAAACCATCGCATCAGCCTGCGCATTCACCACAACGGAAAGAGCACTCATTGCATCGACCAAACAGAATCGTCTTTTCGATTATGACTCTACTTTAACGGTTGCTCTGCTGCGCTAACCCAATGCTCTTACCTGTTGTGTGCCCATTATTAATCACACCGGGCCAGTGCGCCGAATTCATTGACAAGGAGTCGGAAGACCTTGCTGGTGTTTAGCCGTTAGGCTACTGCCAGATACATTTCTTCGTTTGCATTTATCTTTGTGGTCAGTTTCTAAAAACCCGCAAAGTCGCCACGAAAACTATCGGAAAGAGCGCTTTAAGCCTTACCACATCTACTTTTGCGCATAAGTCGTCACCTGTGCGGGGATGTCCCCTGAAGCTACTTAACAGCGCTCTTACCTGATAGTTGCTGGCGTCTCAAATTAACAGTAAATCCGAATGCCACCTGTCAATCTTCCTGCATTCTGCGACCAGCAAGTTAAATCTACACCACCAATCAAAAGCTGTCAACATGATATAATGCGATTGTTTAGCTAAACAGAGAGGATTCTAAACATGGCTATTTGTGCAAATGATAACGGCATCATCACAGGTCGCCAGTCGCTCATCGAGCTGGCTGATGGCTGCTGGGATGCTGTACCAGCAGAGGAAGATTGGAAGTTTTTTGCTCCAATGACCTCAAAAGGCGTCGACTTCAGCCCAAGCACCACTACCTCAGAGGCTGATGATGGCGATGGCTTTGTTGCGACGCTGGTCACTACCGCAGACCTCACCATTTCTGGTGATTTTGAGGTTCGCAAGGCTGATAAGGCTGATGAGTATGGCGTACATAACCTCATCAAATACTTTGTCACCGAAGTAAAAGCTCGTCGTCAGCCTTCGCTGTGGGTGCGTCAGACCACCGGTAATACCGTTGTTGTTGCCTACTGCAACATTACCGCTCTGAGCTACGATGGCGGCACCAACGACATTATCACCGGCTCAGTTGAATTCAAGCCATATGATGGCTCTACAGTTAACGTGTCAAGCATCGAAGATTTGACACTGACAACTGATATCAGTGCAGACAAAAGCGTTGCCACTAACGGCACTCTGACGCTCGGTCCGGTAGTTGCGGCTGGCGGTGTCGCGCCTTATACCTACCAATGGTATAAAGGCACTTCGCCGATCAGCAGTGCTACTACCAACACGTTCACCAAGACCACTGCTGCCGAAGGTGATGCTGGTACGTACTTCTGCCGCGTGATGGATTCGGCAACCAGTCCTGATTACGTTGACTCCACCAAGTGTATTGTTACCGTTACGCAATAAAAAAACCCCCGAAAGGGGGTTTATTCTGTTCTGACATATCTAAAAAACAACTTATCTTGAGATATCATCTTTAATTTGCCATCTCGCTCCATTCTTCTTGCTATCCTCCGCATGTTACCATGCGAAGATTTAAATTTATGGACATAAATCCAGCCGTAATATTCAATCATTTCGTTCACATGGCTTTCTTTTTTTATTTTATGGATGGCTCTCATTATCACGCCTTCCTCGTCTTATTTTTAATCGCCCACAAAATCAGATTAGCCATAAACTCAGATCGCTTTAAGTGAATGGCAATCGCGTAATTAATGTCAATGCACTGTACGGCATAGGCGGATATGACATCAGCATCTGTTTGGTCAACCACCATTGGTTTTCTCCCGCAACATCATACACACTCATCAAGCTGACGGCGCAACATGCATAGCGCACCGCGTGGCATTGCCTGGCGACTCACACCGTCGAAAATCTTCCGGTTGAGGTAATTGGTCACTCGCGGCCTGATAGCCTGCCAGCACGCCTTAATGCTGCCATTTACCGGGCGGCGCTCGAGCATGGCGAACTTTGCAGATAGTTCCAGCGTCACCAGTGCATCAAGGTATTGCTCGCAGGCATAGCGATTTTCGTTATCCATCATCATTTACCATGGTTCTCATGAAAATCATACTTAACCTCCGCCTTTCTCCTTGCTTCAGCGGCCATATTTAAGTCAGAAAACAATCCAAGATGAATCTTTACGCCATCAACTTTTATGTTTGAGGCCCATTTTTTATGTTGTTTATCCCATGAAACACCAGTAACACCTGATTTGTTTGTCACCCTGAACTTCATGTTGTGATTATTCTCTTTTGGAGTGACAAGCCTGAGGTTATCTATCTTATCGTTTGTTTTTTTGTGGTCTATATGATCAATCTGCATTCCGTCAGGAATTTTCCCATTATGCATTTCCCAGATGATGCGATGAACAAGATACTTGACGCCATAGATTCCAACAATCTTATATCCATTGCCTCCTACCGCCTTCACCTCGCTTCCGATTTTCACTCTGTTTGAGGTTCTTATCTTCCAGTAAATAGCCCCATCGCAATAATAAAAAATATCTGACCAATCATTTATCTTCATCGAATGTCACCCCTACCATTGCAAGTAATTTTTTCGCCATCAACTCGGCCTCATCATAGGTAAACCCGCAATCAACGTACAGGTCAATGTAAAATCTCAAATCAGCATCAGTCTCGTTCATATGTCAAACCCTTAATCACCTTATGCTTTCAATCTACGTCAGTCTTGCGTCTCCTGTCAATGGTATAATTACGTCATTATGAAAACAGGATTTAGACATGAGACAACGCACACCGCTAACAGAAATCGGAGAGATGCGCATCTCCCTGGCTGACAAGTCTTTTTTCTTCAAACCATCATTTGCGGCGATGAATGAGCTTGGCTCACCGAAAGAGATTGTCGAGATGTACGCTACGCTTAATGGCTATGAATACGCGGCCATACTCGGCGCCATTCAATCAATGCCATATGGCGCGCAGATTCAGGTGGCAAAAATCCTGTCACGTCCTGCCTATGGCAAGAAAGTGCTCAGCGCCGCCTGCCTCATCATGCAGTCCTGTTGCGATGATGATATCTCGGTGCTCATTGGATCATGGAAGCCGACTCCGCGCGGTGTTAAGTACGTCACCGGACGAATGCCAGTAAATGACATTATTATTATTGCTCGAAACCTGATGGAGCATGGCATCATCGGCAAGTCTCCGCTCAAGGTTCCTCAGCGCTCGGAAAACCAAAAGCGCACAACCAGTGAGTTGAGAATGTCGGATTACATCATCTCTGCTCGCACTCATTTCGGAATCACCCGTGAGGAAGCCGAAGACCTGACCATGACCGAGTATCAGCAGATGATAAAATCAAAATACCCGGAACCGGAAGGCATGACGCGCGAGCAGTATGATGCGTCTTATGAACGGGCCAAACTGAATAAACAGAAACTGAAAGAGAAAGCCGCCAGAAAGGCCGCTAAAAACAAAGGAGCAAAATAATGGCAGAAGAAGTTGGCGGCATTGTCTATGAGGTTGGCATTGACACATCTCAGTTAGCAGCTGGCAGTCGTGAAATAGAGTCGATGCTAAATGACCTCAGCGGAAACATGGGGCGGCTCGAGGCCAGTGTAAACAGAACGGAGCGCTCTATAAGCTCAATGGAAGGAACCATGTCGAGCCTCACTGGTGTCGCAAAGGGATTGCTTGCAGCACTTTCCGTGCAACAGGTCGGGGCCTATGCTCAGGCGTGGCAGGATATGACTAACAAACTCTCTAACGCCGTGAGAGACTCGGTTCCGCCGTTTGAAACCCTTGCCGATGTAACTAATCGTGTTTTTGATATCGCGCAGAAAACACGCTCAGGACTGGATGCAACGGCCACCTTATATGCCAGGCTGGAGAGGTCTACCAGAAGCTATGGCGTAAGCGTGGAAGACCTGACAAGGCTGACAACAATAATCAATCAGGGTTTTGTTGTATCCGGCGCGTCAGCTGAGGAGGCAAGCAACGCAATTATCCAGCTCGCACAAGGCATGGCGTCTGGCGCCCTTCGAGGAGATGAGTTCAACTCAGTAAACGAGCAGGGCAACCGGCTCATGATAGCTCTTGCCGACTCTCTGGGTGTTGGCATCGGTGAGCTTAGAAATATGGCCGCCCAAGGCAAATTGACAACGGATGTCATAGTCAATGGCCTCCTGTCGCAGGGAGATAGTATTGGGAGAGAGTTCGCCAAAACAACTTCTACCATCAGCCAGTCTCTGGAGATAGCCGGAAATAACGTTGCAAGATTCTTTGGGGAAAACGCAACCGTAAAAACAGGCGTAAAAATATTTAGCGATTCAGTGATACTGGCCAGTGAAAATATTCAGGCTCTCGGTACAGCGTTAACCATTGTGGCTGGCGTAATGGGGAGCCGTTATGTTGGCGCGCTGGCAATGTCCACTGCCGCGAAAATATCAGATATAGCAGCATCAAGACAGCAATTGATCGCCGAGAATCAGCAGGCACAGTCAGCGCTTGTTGCTGCAAATTCAGCGCAGAGGAAGGCTTTAGCTGATAAAGAGGCAGCGCTATCATCTCTGGCGCTTGCTCAGGCTGAATATAACGTAGCAAAAGGCAGTGCAGCCGAGATGCTGGCGCTTGATGCTTTGGTTGCAGCAAAATCAAGAGCGAGTGCCGCGTCACTATCCCTTGCTCAGGCTGAAAACGCACAGGCTGCCGCATCAGCGAGAGCAGCATCCGCGGCAAGCGCTGCATCGGTAGGAATTGGCCTTGCCAGAGGTGCGCTTGCATTGATAGGCGGGCCAGCAGGCGCGGCGATGTTAGCAGCGGGGGCAATATTTTACTTTTGGCAGAAAGCACAGCAAGCCAGAGAAGAAGCAATCCGCTTTGCCGATAGTCTGGACAAAGTAAACGACTCAATGAAGGCGATGAATAATACCCAACTCAGGGGGGTGATAGCTGACGCCAATATTTCAATTTCGGCTCAAAAGGATGCTGTGAGAAATCTGCAAAGTGAAGTTGATGCACTTCGTGAGAGGTATCTTAGCTTCACTCCTGCCGCGCAAGAGGTGGCTGAATCACTTGGTCAAGGGTCGCAATTTGCTTCTGAACAGGAAAGGGTACTCAATGAATTAAATAAAAAATCAAGAGATTTAGCTGACGCTCAGGAAAAACTAGCAAGAACTCAGGAAACGGCAGCCGAAGCAAGCAGGACCCTTACAAACAACATGCTCACGTCCATGGGTGTGCATGATGGTCTGATTGAGAAAGGTTCGACCCTTGAGAGAGTGCAGGGCGCTGTAGCAAGAGCATTTGGCCTGACTGCCGATGAGATAAACCGAGCAAATCAGGCAGGCCAAAACTTCAACCCAAAATCCTTGCAAGTGTCGCCCCCAACAGAAGAAGCTGACAAGATAATCCTCAATCTTGAGGAGCAAAACCAACTTTTAAAAATACAGGATGAAAGACAAAGGGCAGTAACAAAGGCGAGAATGGAGGCAGCTAAGGTAACTGATAACCCCAATCAGATAGCCAGAGCTGGTGAGCTTGCAGGGCAGATATATGATTTAAATGAGGCTGAGAAAGCAAGAGAAAAAGCGCAAAATGATTCTCAGTCAGCGGCCAACAAGGCAGCCACAGAGCAGGAGAATATCGCCAATAAACTTGAGCAGCTTCGCCAGAAGTCACTGCTTACCGCTGAAAGTACAAGAGAGCTTAGCCGCGAACAGTCAATACTGGCTGCTCAGCAATCCCTTGGCAAGGGGGCCACTCAGGAGCAGATTAATCTTGCCGGGCAATATGCGGCTAAGGCATGGGATAATGCCAACGCGATCAAAGCTCAGGCAGAGGCAGAGAAAAAAAGAGTCGAGGCTGTCAAGGGGTTCGCTGCATTAAAATCGCAGACATCCCCAATGTTTGCCGTTGAAACAAATTATCAGAAGGATTTAGCAGCGCTCAATGCTTACGCAGTAGCTTACCCGCAAAAGATAGCGGAGGTTGAGCAGGCTAGAGCAGCTATTGAGGAGCAATATCGACAGCAGCGCCTTGATGCCATGTGGCAGGAGTGGAGCCAGCAGAATGCGGCTACGCAAGCAGCAGCTGCTGCATTTGATGCTTTTGGGCAAACAGCAAGCAATGCCTTGACTGGTATTTTGACTGGCTCAATGTCTGTTAGCGAGGCGCTACAGTCAATAGGGAGCAATGTGTTAAATGCGGTTATTAACTCTTTCGTTCAGATGGGTGTGGAGTGGCTTAAATCGGTGATTGTGGGGCAGGCAGGGATGGCGGCAGCATCTGCCGCAACCGCAGCTCAGGCGGCAGGAATAGCAGCGGCAATGGCCCCGGCAGCGGCAATGACCTCGCTTGCCACGGCTGGCGCTAACGCAATCCCTGCACAGGCTGGCATTGTTTCCACCGTTGGTGTGGCTAAAGCCATGTCTGTTGCTGGAGCATTGAAAAATGGTGGCCCTGCACAGGCTGGCTCTATGTATCAGGTTGGCGAGAACAACCTGCCTGAAATCTTCCAGGCCAGCAATGGCAATCAGTACATGATACCTGGCGACAACGGAAAGGTTATCAGCAACAAAGACCTTAGCGGCGGTGGCAGTGGTATCATTATTTATAATAATGTCACCAATAACAGCAGCGGAGCAACAGCCTCATCAACAGCAAGAGATAATGGTGACGGCTCTGTTACAATTGAGACGATTGTGGCAGATATTAGCGAGGGAGGCCCGATAGCACAAGCGATCTCCAACCACACCACTGCAACCAGAAGGGCAACAGAATAATGGCTATAGCTTACCCATCATGGCTTCCGCTGGCGCAGCGGGCCAGCAAGAACATGACGACTCAAACCCCATTCCGCAGCGATCAGCCTGCGGTTGGGGCGCCAATATTTCAAAAGTTAACTACCGATGTTGCAGTAACATGGAGTTTGACGTGGGTTTTTACTCTGGAGCAAGACCGGGCTTTCATGCAGTGGTTAAGGAGTCCCAAGTATCTCAATAAATGCAACGAATGGTTTACAATGGATGTTGATCTTGGGGGTAGTGGAAGACAAAACCAGACATTGCATTTTACTGACTATCCCGTTCAAACCAGCATCAATGGTGGCGTCGTAACATGGACAGGAAACGTGATAGCAAAAACGTTAAATAATAGTGATGATGGCTCTGATGATATTATCGTTGAATATCCACCAAGCCAAAGATTGTGGCTCGATGAAATTGTTAACAGAGACTGGCCGGAGTATCCATAATGCCAACATTGCGTGAATACCAGTCGAAAAGACCAAACTGGAAACTGTATGACACCATAACCTTTTATCATTCTTCATTTGGTTATGTCCGGCTAGTTGGCAATGAGTTTTCTGATATTGTACTTGGCGGTCATACTTACCAGCCAGTGCGCATGGATGTAACCAGAAGCCAGCAATCGAACACACCGGTAATCAATTCCACGCTGAAGTTTGCGAGACTGGCAAATGACTTTAAGCAATATTTAAAGTTATGGTCAGGTTCTGGACGCATTGAGCCTATCACTGCGTTATACCAGCGTTTTGACGAGACTGACAAAAACACACCATTAAAACCATATACGCTTTATGTTAACGATGTGACGCTTGATCAGTCTGATGTAACTGTCTCCATCTCCATAAAGAACCCAATCAATGGCAACGTGGCAAAACTTTATGACATCACAGAATTCCCAGGACTGCGTACCGTTTGACGATTTTGAAAAAATGATGACTGGTAAGCCATACGTCGACAGATGTTGTCACGTTGATGCAGTGGACTGCTGGGGGCTGATAGTGCTGTTCTATCGCCTGTGCATGAATGCTAATGTCCATCATGATGATTCATATTCAAATGGCGGCGATTTTGCCACTTGTTTCAATGGAGAAGTTTCATTCTGGAAAGACACCGATCATCCAAAAATTGGCGACGTGGTGGTTGCTTATCGCGGGAGCCATCCGGTACACGTCGCGTTGTGGTGGGGTCGTGATAAAATACTGCATGCGCGAGAGAAAACGGCAGTCAAGACAGACCGCCTTAAAACACTCGAAAAATTATCAACAAAATTAAGGTTCCTGACTTATGCCGGTTATTCACATTCAGAAGATACCAGGAGTTCCAAAAGAGACGGGTAATGTTCCTGCTGGCACTAATCTGTGGAGATGGCTGGAGAATTCCGGCCTTCCATCTGATATCAGGATTGCACTGAATGGCCGCATTTTTGGCCCTGATGATGAATTGTCGATATCGTTAAAGCAAAACGATATTGTTAACATTTACTGTCAGCCTCGCGGCGCCATTGGCGACCTTATCAGCACGATACTAAAGCCTGTAACTAAGGTTCTTTCTTTTCTGCTTCCAAAAGCATCAACGCCATCAACCAGCACCGGCACGACTGTTGAATCACCCAATAACAGCCTGAAATCGCAAACCAATATTGCGCGAAACGGAGAGGCAAGACCTGACAACTTCGGTCAGGTAAGGGCATTTCCAGACCTGATTCAGGAATCGCTTTTTGAATACATTGACGATCTGAAGTACGTCACCGAGTTCATGAATTTTGGCCTTGGGAAATATACCATTTCATCGGTTCGCTATGCGGAAACTAACCTTGGCTCTCTGCCAGGCGCCACTCATGTCATCTACAATCCAGGTGATGTGATTGGACAAATCATTGAGCCTTATCAGTTCGACGGGCTTGATGGTCAGGAGGTTCCAGGGCTAAACGAATCGGATACAACTCCTGTTGAGTCTGCAACAACAACATCTGTTACCAGCGGTGATTATGCTGGCGGTCAGCTGTTAATGGTCATACCAAAAAATACTGATTTTGATTACTTTATGGGGCTATCTTTGCCACACTCAGTAACATTAACAATAAATATTACTTACAATACAACATCTGGCCCTGTAACAAAAAATATCGAACTCAGCGGCAACATCATTTCAGCTGAGGAAACTGAGACAGGCGTCATTCCTGATATTCAGTATTTTTATAATTTCACCTTCAATAATCTGACTGGCGCAAATATTGGCAACCTGAGCGGCGCAACCATCAACAATACTTATTTCCAGATTGTGGATAATGAGGCGCTCGTTGTTGGCCCATATGTTGGAGCCGTGGAATCGACGCAGGTATGGGTTCATGTTCAGTCTGAGCTTGGGCCAACCAGTGGCACGGCGGATTATCTGATCAAGGTATGGGCGGTTGATGATAATGGAGACGCAATTCCCGGAACCGAGGAGCAGCTCGCAGACAGTATTGACAACCCATTCAATCAGACAACAAAAACCTATCATCGCACGTATAAATTAACTCCTGCTTATGGGCTGGCTAAGTATGCTATCAGCATTGAAAGGACAAACAACTCAAACTCTGGCAACCGCGTAACGTTGCAGGCGGCGCATGCCATCAACATCCGCGAGAATGTAGTTTATCCTGATGACACCCTTGTTAAAGTCACGGTGAAGGCTACGCTTCAGCCCACATCAGTTACTGAGCGCAAATATAATGCGCTGATCACCCGCTGGACTATTGGATACAACAGAACAACCGGGACAGTCGACTATACGTTAACTCCATCAAGAAGTTTTGCAGATTCAGTGCTGCATAACTGGCTTATTACTGCTGGTCAACCTGAAAGCACTATTGACGTGGTAAGACTCTATGAAATAGCTGACGCACTGCCTGATGAGCGTCTTGGGTATTTTGATTACACATTTGACGATGAGGATAAATCGATCGGTGAACGAATTCAGACCATATGTGATGCAGCGCGTGTAACCGTGTTTTGGGATGATGGCGTCTTGTCTTTCTCAAGGGATGAGCAAAAATCAACTCCTGAAACCGTGTTCAATACCAGAAATACGCAGGCCGATGGCTATAAAATGTCTTATGATATGAATTTGCCAGGGGCATATGATGGCGTAAGTGTTCAGTACCGAGACCCAAACACCAACAAACAGGCTTACGTTTATTATAAAGTTGGCACTTCTGGTATCGAACCGGGAGAGCCAACTAAGCCGAAAAAATTCGACATGCTATATGTTCGAAACCTGTATCAGGCAACAGACCGGGCCATGCTTGAGTGCAACCGTCTCATGTACTCACGCCGTGGGATGGAGATAAAAGCGCTTGCTGATGGTGAGTGGGTAAACGTTGGCGATATGATTTCCGTTGTTGACATTTATGATTCAGTGCAGCAGACGGGCGTTATCCGATCAAGGTCTGGAAACGTATTTACCACCAGTGAACAGCTCACGGCAGGAAGCGGCCTATTTGTGGTTATCACCGGTGCCAATGGGAATGTATCAGAACGCCTTACCTGCACTATTACCGGTTTGAACACGTTCGAGTGCGCATTGCCATCTGACTTCGAGTTAAACATTTTTGACGGTGTTAATGTTCAGTCGGAATCAAGATATGCTATCTCCACAGAGGTTGAGCTTGACTCGACGTTATGGACAGTTAGCCAGAAAACCCCAGGTACAGATGGCACAGTGTCTCTTACAGTAACTGAGTACAATGACGCCATGTACGCCTACACCAACCCTGTTGCATGATACAATAGGGCAATCAATGATTACGGAGATTGCAGCCAATGGCTACCACCCCAACTAACAAGCCAGTCCCGTCTAACGACCTGAATGATTTTAGATACAACTGTGAAAAAGTTGACGAGATTGTAAACTCAGGTAGTGAGACGTACACTGATAGATTCGGCGTGGAAAGATATACCATTGATGGGGTAAGAAAAAATCTTATTCCTCTTGGTAAGCAATATATGACACTTTCTGATGCACAGGCTGATATTGCTAATATACCGGTCAACTCTTACACATACGTGCGCGATGCTTCGGGTACATCTCTGGCGCTGGAATATCAAAATGTAGCTGGTACTCTAACAGCAACTGGTCGTGCAATGCCGTCACAACAATCAGTAGACAAAGCATCAAAAGCCGTTGATTCCGGTTTGAATGTTTTGTTTGATCCGCTATTTGAGGTATTGCTATCCAATCCTACCGTGGGAAGCAAAAAACACATTGTTAGCGGAACGTTAACCGCGGCTTTGTCGACCAATGCTAAATTAGGCTTCCCGGCTATTGTGGCTGGCCCCGCCGCGGGCGCCATAGCCGCTCGCAGATTATGGCTCGCCGATTGTGCCGTGGCTGTCGGGGATACCATATCTTTAAATGTTCTCGCATGGTACGCCAACGCTGGTGGGCGCGTTGCTTTTGTTTTTCGTAATGCGTCTGGTACTGCTATAGGGACACAGTATTTATTATACGCCACCGGAACAGGGTTCAATCGGTATTTGCGCACTCTAACAGCCCCATCTGGGGCGGTTATGCTGGATGTGCGTATCGAAAACACCGCTAATGCGGGTACGGTAGAGCTGGACGCAGTGTTTTTGATGTCTGCTACATCCGAAGCACATCCAACTGTGCCTGGTAGACCCGTGGCCCCCTATGCAGTGCCTCTGCAAAACAACGTTGTGACTACTTCTTCAATTCAAAAGGCCGCCGTCACAGTGGATAAAGCATCATTTTTCATTCCAGGAGTTAACCTTTTTGATAAAGCTGCCGTCACATCGGGGTATTACGTTAACTATACGACAGGTAATTTAATCGTTAACTCATCGTATTCTGCTTCTGACTATATTCCCGTAATAGCCGGAGAGAATTACACCCAAAGTTTTTCGCATCAAACCGCGTTCTACGATGCAAACAAAAATTATATTTCTGGCGTTGAAGCGCTAGCCTCTCCATCAACAGCCAGGACTTTAACTATTCCGGTTGGGGCAGCTTATGTACGAATGTCAGTCGCAAATACCGTACTCGATACGATGCAATTCGAAAAAGGTAATGAATCCACAAGTTACCAGCCATATGCATTACAGCTGGACCCGTCTTTAATACCAACTACAGCAGCCCCAGTCGTCGATTATGTAGAGAGAGCCTATCAGCTTCGCGTTACTCGGATGAAATTGGGGCAACTAGAAGCCGGTGTATCGGCCATTCTTAATGTTGGTATTTTTGGCGATTCATGGGGAACATTAACCGAAAGATTCGCGAAACCTTTAGCAAAAGCGATTCGTGCTAAATATGGATCCGGCCCTGGTGTTGGCTGGGTATCATTCGGCCGTCACAGCACATCCGCATCAATAATTAACGGCAACATTTTCTCAGTCAGCAGCGACCTGCCAACGCAATTCACATGGACAGGATCATGGTTATTTAGTTATAGCGGCACGAAAAACCCAACCAACTCCAGTCCAGATACTGCTGTTGTTACGTCCTCTACACCAGGGGATGCACTGAAGGCTACGGTCCCTGGCACCTCGGACGGCGGGTGGTCAACTTGCCGCCTTGGGTTTGTCGGTACAAGCGACGGTGTTATTCGATATAACTGGGATGGAGGTGCGTGGACGACGCTCAACGTGCAAGGTAGTGGATTGCTTTTTGTCGATATTAACCCGCCAGCGACCGTAAATGCGTCTAACGTTCTAAATATAGAAAACGTTTCTGGTACCGTTTCGCTCTGTGGACTAAATCCCCTGGCAACAGGAGCAGGCGTACGCGTTCATAAGCTAGGTGCGTCTGGCTCAAGTCTTGCATCATGGTTATCTATGGACGCTACTGATTTTGGCAAGGCTTTAACAGAATTAGCTCTTGATACGGTGATTATTATTACCGGCACAAATGACCAGAGGATAACTGGTGGCGCTACTGCATTTGAGTCTAACCTGCGCTCCTTTATCGCCCGCATCAGGGCGACATTGCCCGGCGCTGATATCCTGTTTGTCATGCCGTGTGAGAACCAAAGAACTGACAACCCGGTATCGATGGCTTCAATGGCCGCCAGAGCCAGAGCGGTAGCCGCAGATCTTAATTGCACATTTATAAACCTGCAATACATTTTCGGAGAGAATGCGGCAGATTATGCATACGGTTCTACGCATTCATGGTTTGCTTCTGACGGAATACATCCAGCCCCTGCTACTGGAGGGTATTTAATAAAAGATGCAATATATCGTGTAATGACAATGAGATAACAAAAAGGGCCATTCGGCCCTTTCTTCATCAAAACGGAATGTCATCATCAAAATCCATCGGCGGCTCGTTTGCTGGTGGTTTTTGTGTATTTGATGGTTGCTGCGGTTTACCCCACCCTGATTGCTGATTACTTCCTGACTGTTGCCGCTGCTGTGATTGTTGGTTTCCATTATCACTTGATTTACCACCAATCATTTGCATAACGCCGTTCATAGGCTGCAAGACGATTTCAGTAGTGTATTTTTCAACACCGCTTTGATCTGTCCATTTGCGAGTGCGTAATTTACCTTCTACATACACCTGAGAGCCTTTGCGCAGGTATTCGCCAGCCACCTCTGCCAGCTTTCCGAAGATAACTACACGATGCCATTCAGTTTGCTCTTTCTTTTCACCTGTGGCCTTGTCATTCCACTGTTCTGATGTTGCCAGAGACAGATTGCACACAGCGCCGCCAGATGGCATATATTTAACTTCCGGGTCTTGTCCGAGAGTGCCTAAAATGATTACTTTGTTGATTCCGCGAGATGCCATAATTTACCCTTAAAAGTTTTCGATGTTCTGTTGAGATGTTGATGGCTTCTCTTCGTTTGCAGATGACGCTGGCGCATCTGTTTTCTGGAGTTTGGCCGGGTTGAAATCGTCCTGCGGTGTGATAGTTACCGCCGCTGGCGATTCATCATTAATGAATGATTCAATGCGCTCATACTCTTCTGCTGATGCCTTCAATGTAGGCCAGATTGCACGAATTTTTGCTTTCACTGAATCAGGCAAGTTAACTGCCTCGGCAGTTAGCGCAGCAATGCCTTTTGACGCCGTCATTTGAAGTTTAGAGCGCCAGTGCTCAAACTCTTCGTCGACCTTGACACCTGAATCTACCCATTTAATTAAACCACGACCATGAGCCTCGCCTAAGTATCCTTCGTGCACACTATCACGGCCTGAATCAAAGAAAATTGGACGCAACTCTTCTGGTAGCTTGGTAAATTCCTGAATTTTCCCATTATCATACATCATCATGCTTACTGTCATTTCAAACATAAAATCTTTTTCGCATACAGCATGCAATCCGAGGGATTCAGGTTTCTTGGGGTTTTTAAAGCTCGTTTTCTCTCTGGCGCGTAAACATACAATGATATGCATATTGCTCTGCAAAAGAGCGCTCATGAATTTTTTATGTTCAGACTTAGCTCGCTTCCAGTCTGCCATTGCCTTACCCTGCAATAGTGGTTGCTCTGCAATATCATTGCATCCGCCTTCACCTTCCCATTCGTGCGATCCTGAATCAATAACCAGAACCTTAACGCCTGCCTCCTGAAATTCCTCGATAGCCTGGCGGTAACGAGCTGGACTAAATGGCGCATACAAATCAGCGTGCATAAATGGACCGTCAAGCTCTCCAGAATAAAGCCTGCCACGACCATTTTCAGAGTCAAGAAATCCAATTTCTTCTGGTTTATCGACCATACCTCGCGCCATCTTTAGTGCCGTAAGCGTCTTACCGCTACCAGACTGACCTGAAATGCCAATCACTACGCGTGAACCAGAGCGCTCTGCTGGCTTAATGTTTAAAATACCCATCACTTCACCTCATTTACTATAAATTACAGGTTAAATTGCTTTTTGAACCATTCCGGCGTTTCCATTTCGATGACCGGATTACCCATTGAGTAGCCAGGCCATGAATTGGCTTTTTTGCATGCCTTATAGATTTCCATCGCGCTGCGCAGCTGAATGCGACCAATGCGTAACTGTTCATCAGTCAGACGAATCAACGCAGGGATGAATGGAGATTTCTTCTCCTGCACCAGAAGATTTACCGAGCGAGGTGCATGCCCATAAGCCTCGACAAACATGTCGTGTTGCATCGCCATCTTCATAAAGTACCCTAGCCGCGCTGCATGGCGGAAAAACTCATCAGGCTTGGCGCTCACTGCTGTTTTGTAGTCGATGATGTCGCCACCGCGAGTAAGGCAGTCAAAGCGCACCTTTGATGGTTCGCCAAGCAACTGACCGAGAATTGACACCTCGGAATAAGCACCAGAAAGCAGGCTGCTGTAATAGCTGTTTGCATGGATTACAGCGCGCATCTGCATGATGGCGTCATAATCATTGCCTTCCAGCATTGATTTACCAGTAGCGGCCTTCTCTGCTTCTTCACGGATAACATCGTAAATCTGCACTGTCTCGCCAGTGGCCTGAATAATTTTAATCACTTCGGCTTTAGTCTTACCTGAAAGGCCTTTAATGCCGCGCTCTTTCGCCCATGAGTTCATGTCGGAAGCAGTTACCAGCACCGTGCGATTGCCATCTTTGTCTTTTGGAAAATCTTCGACAACTGGCATGCGGGCATATTCTGCTTCGAAGCGCTCAGGCTCAAGCAGGGCTGTATGGCTTCCTGTGCCTAAGACAAGAGCCTTTGACTGCTCATCTTCTTCGTCTTTGTAGCGCCACGCTGCCGGACAGCGGTCATAGATGTTCCACAGGCCAGAGCCGTTGATGTGCTCTGTGTCAGCGTGGTACTGCTCGTTGCTGAGTTCGTTGTTTAAATAAACTTTCATCCATCACCTCTTTTTATTGTTAAATCAATCTACATCAAACCACGTCATTCATCAAGCCCAAAATAGAATAACGTCGCTCTTTTTATCTCTTCAAGACCATAAGCAATGGCGCCAAAGTGACCCTCTGCAATGGCGCACTCAAGAACCTCAATCTGCGATGGCGATACTTTTGATTTTGTCTTGTCACGTCTCTTCAACTCAATCAGGCCGCATTTATGATTAATGCCGTGAGTTAGTATCACATTGTCGCTTACACCGCTCCTGACGCCCATCTTTCGGCGCTTCTCCACGAATTGCGGCCCACTCTTTGTGCCTGTCTCATTAGGGACATGAAACCACAGGACATCAGGAAATCGGTGTTGCATCCAAAGGCCATATCCCATCTGGTCAGTCTCTTCTTTAGGGCACTCTCCACGATAACCACTGTCGAATACCCATATCCCGCTATCAAGCTGCTTCAATTTGTTCTCCAATGAAATCCTTGCGGTGGATGATATCTCGGCCTTTATTGTTAAAACGATGCGTGATGCGTTTAGGTGCGCGGATTAAACCGGCGTAATGCATGAAAGTCTTCGCATCATGGCATTCCATCATTTTCTTCAGCATGGACTTGTCTTCAAGGTGCGGAAGCAGAGCCTTCATTTTAAACATGTCGCGCAGGTGCTTTGGCTTTCCTCCGAACGGATAAAACACCTCATTTGCCCAGCCGATCTTTCCATCAGCTTTTACCACCAGATAACGATAAAGAACCCCCTCAGCGTCTTTAGTCAACTCGACTTTAAAATCTTGCACATCTGTCCATTCTTTATCCGTGTAGGCTCGCTCATTAAGCGCCGCATTAGGGTCGCGCAAAACGTGATCGCATTGACGGCAATAACGAGCTGTCGGGTCGTTCTTTGTGCCGCAACCATCATCAAAAATACGGATTCCGTGCTTGTCGAAACCACAGCGAATGAAGCTGAAAAACTCTTCGCATCGTCCATCTGGAGACGTTGAGTCTTTACCGATGCAACGCCGTGCATATGGGCTGTTCATCGTCTGGCATTTAGGGCATGGAACCTGCTCTCCGCTACGCTTGGCGCGCTGCGCTTCTGCTTCCTCAAGGATGGGGTCTTCGTAGAGCTGACCAAGCTCAAACATTGTTCCTGAAAAATCCAGCACGAGGTGGTTTTCTTTATGATATCCGGCGTCAATTTGCTCTTTCTTCAGCAAGCGCATCCCGCGACCAAGAAGCTGGACGAGAAGGGTAAGTGACATTATTTTTCGCAATATCACACTTACATCCCACAAAGGTATGTTTACACCTGTTGTTAACGCCGCAATTTGGAATGTGTATTTTATTTTTCCGGTATAGGCATCTTTTAGAGCCTTCCGGCGAGCTTTCATGCCCATATCTTCAGTTACTATCGCATAACTCCCATCTGGTAAATATTTTGCAGCTTCTAAGCAATGCTTTTTTCCTGCGCATGTAATCAATACCCCATTGCGGTCTTTCGTAAGCTCCATGACCTTCATCATTATTTTTTGCGTGAGAGTACCCTGTTCTAATATTTCTTTCTGCATCTGCTTGAGTTGCTCAGCGGTAAAGTCTTGAGTTCCGTCAACATCTGATCCGTGAAAATCAGAAAGGTCATACTGTAAATCATCTATATCATGAAGACCAAAGATTGTTGGCACAACGAATCCGCGATCTACCATGTACTTTGTGTCAATGTTTATTATTTCATGCTTCCAGTAGGCACCCTTCATTGACTCAGTGCCACGGAAAGGGCTTCCGGTGAAAGCGATGGTGATCATGTCGTGTCCATACTTTGCTTTGCAGCGCCTGTTAAGCTCAGTAAGTATTACTCCATACTGAGTTGTTGGGTTGTCACTTACAACGTCCTGCCACGGAACCTGGTGTCCCTCATCGCACAGGCAAAATCTAGGCGTGTAATCTGAAAGGTCTGATTTTTTAATAACCTCACCAGATTCATCTTTCTTGTCAAAAAGAGCATTTATAATTGTTCCCTCTGTGGCGCAGATTATGGGGTAAGCAGTGCTCTTTCTGCCTAGCGATGCACTATAAAGTGAGTTCTTAACCCCAAAATTCCAAAGCTCACTTGCATCCTGGTCGATGATCTCAGACTGTCTAGCTATTACCAGTCCCTCCCACCCCATATCCTGGAATCGACTGCATAACATGGAAATCATTACTGTCTTACCTGATGAAACTGATGCCGTTACGTAGCTTGGTTTAGGGTCTTTGCCAAAATTACGAATTACTTCTGCGCATTTTGCATAAACAAGCCATTGATAGTCATATGGCTCGATAAGTCCTGGTTTTATTGATTGCTTCAGTTTATCTATATCAAGTTCTGCAATCATTTTGTCTATCTTGTGCATAATTTCACCCTAAATTAACAAACTCTTTATGGTTATCAACCATGAATTCGCGAACTGCCTTTTCTGCTGCTTCTATGGTATTAAACAAACCAATGTGAACCCTCTTCCTGTTTATTGACGTCTGCGCTCTCCATTTGTTGCACCTTTTGTCGAAATGCACGCCTTTTACACCAGATTTGTTTGTCGATTTCTTTTTCATGTTGAACATGTTTTGTTGATGACTAGAAATCCTAAGATTGCAAATCCGATTGTCTGATTTATCACCATTTACGTGGTCTATTTCATAACCATCAATGTCTTCTCCGTAGACATAAATCCACGCAAGTCTATGAGCTTTCCTAATCTTTCCTAGCAAAGTTATCGTGATATAACCTTCCTGATTCTTGTGGCCCACCAGCTTTCCAGAACGCCACAGCGTTCCATGTGATTTTATTGCGGTAAAAAGACCAGTTTCAGGGTCATACTCAAGATATTCCATTATCTCCTTTTGAGTTATGAATTGAGTTTTTCTTTTTCTCTCTAAAGCATTTAAGCCTGCACCCCGAGCAGCAGAACTCAGCTCTTGATGTGCCATGAAACTCTCTCCCGCAGTTTTTACATTTTTTCAGTGTGATAGCCATTTGTTACCCTCGATATTAAACTCAGTTGCGTTTCATGTCAAGAACGCTTGCGCGTTTCATGCTAGTAAATTACAATGAATCTACATCATAGTCAACTGGAAGAAATTATGCGATACGACTGGAAGGATATAGAGCCTTTAATGGTAGGAAACTGGCAGGCTGCCATCATGTCGATAGTTAATGTCGACATGAGAATTTTCAATGGTAAACATCAGCCATGCCCGAGCTGTGGCGGCAATGATCGGTTCAGATTTGATGACCACCTTGACTACAAAGGTGACGGCGGCGCCATCTGCAACCAGTGCGGAAACGGGAGCGGAATCACATGGCTAATGAAGCTGTCAGGAATGACGTTCCCAGAGTCAATGGAGGCACTGGCCGGATTTCTTAACATGCACCCACGCGAAAAACTTGAGGCGATTAGAAAGCAACTTCCGAAGGTCAACCATGCTTCTGACTACCTGACAGAGGCAGAAGTGGCGGTCATCATGGAAAAAGCAGGAGGCGACACCATAACCGGCAAAACCGGTGAACTGGTAGCGATACCGCTCTATATGGCTGGAACCATGACGCCATGCAATGTGGCTTTTATGGCTGATGATGAAACCGTGTCATTTCGCGCTGGTTTCAGCCATGAATACACTCGCGGAAGACTTACGCGCGGCGCAGTGACACCCATCGGCGATAAGACTGAATGGACATACCTGGTTGCGGATTACTTCGATGCCTGGCGAGCGCATAGGCTTACCGGCGCACATGTCTGGTGTTGCTGGTCGCCGGAAAATATGTGGGAAGTTGTGCGCAATGTGAGCGATGAGCGGCGAGCTAAACTACGCTGTATCATTAATAATAATTTCGATGAGGTATGCGCCGCCGAGAATGCAGGTCTTCCGATACTGATTACTGATGATGGTCATGATATCCGACACAGCGTCGCCATCAGAAAAAGGCTGTATAAACCAGAAGAGCTATTTGAAGCACTAAAAAATAAACCCTCCTGATGGAGGGTTTTTTGTTATCCGTTAATATTTACTCTTATCGCAAACACTTTTACCGGCTCCGCACCGAAGTGTGGATGGGTAATGGTCTTCACTTCAAATCCGTCATACGGCACTACAATTCGGCGGCTATCGTCATCTTTTCGTGGATAGCCGCGAGTGATAATCAGCGTATCGTACCAGCGGTTAAAAATGCGATTACCCCAGTATGCATTTACCAGACGATACTCTTCTGTTTTTTCTCCGCGCTTCATCGCATCGAAATATTCACCTTTTACTGCAAGTTGCAATGTTGCCATTATTTTAACCTCGGATTCAGGTAAACAGTATTATTGAGGAATACGCAATATCCATCTTCTTCAAGAGACGGCAAAACGTTTGACTTGAGTCTGTCGTAAATATGCGGTATGCCCTTGAATGGCCTAACGTTTTTTAGTGAATCATAAAGCCATTTCACCGTGACATTTGTCTTTCCTTTTTGCGCAGCTGTGCGCAATTTTTCAGCAACGACATCAATTTCTGATTTCTCGCCAGCGTATCCATTTGACTCAACGGCATCGGTAAATGTTTTTGTTAGTGCATCATAAACGCTTATGGCGCGGCTTATATGCTCCTCACCAATAATTTTTGAGCGACGCCCGCCATCGCACCAGTTTTCAGCGGCATGGAATATTGCTGAAAGCCTGATTATCTGTTTGTCAGCCTTACCCATGGCGCCACGAAGCAAAACATGATCCCATTTTCCACCAGGAAGAAAATTCTTTTCCCACTGGTTTCGTAAAAGTCCAATCATACGCTGCGATTCTTTAGCGAGGGAGAAAACAACCTTCTCAGAAGCCACAAGGTTATGCACAAACCTGGCATATTCTGCCTTTAGTTCTTTAGGCATTGGCTTACTTACCGGGCAATCATTTTCTACATCCCAATGCTCACGATAACCCAACATCGACTGTTCACGAAGCATCAGGAATCGCTCTGACAATCCATTACCCCTGTCGCCAGCCGAAAGAATGGCATCAATACTTTCATCCTGCGCAATGACGCTGATGTTACCAAGCACATAGCCAGATGAAACACCACGACCAACGCGAGCTGAGCCAACAAACCCGCCATCCCAACCCTTCAGGATGACCTCGGCGTTAGACTTGCCTCCATCCTTGCCATACGAAAGGCCAAGACAGGTATTTAAAACGCTTGCCTCATCACTTATCAGGTTGAAAAAACCACCCTCATGAATTGCCTGGTGCTGCACAGCTTCTGGCGTTGCATCGGTTAACGGGTAGGTGATGGTGTAAAGACTTTCCAGCTTTTCCTTCTCTTTCGCAATGTCATCTCCAATGATGGCCTTCGCGTTCTGATTCGTCGCTTCCTTGTAAGCCTTCATCAGGTCTTCAATGCGAATGTTTATCTTTACAATTTCCTTCTCCATCTTTTTTGACAGGTTGTCATACTCAATTTTTATCGGGTTCATGTGCATTGAGTTGATGGCTGTCTTGCCAGCTGATGGCGGCTGCGACGTCACCACATACAAGGAAACAGGCAATTCAGAACCGTAGTATTCAACGCTAAAATTTCGCGTCATGGCACTTGCTACGCAGCCAAGCAGGTGCATGAATGATGTGCTAACAGGGAATTGCACAGCCCTCGCCGCCGCAACTGAGTAGCGCGTTATCAGGTCTTTCCTGTTGTCGCTGGTAAGCTCTATCTCCGAGTATGTTACATCCTTCTCCTGTCCTTCCTTGATTTCCGGCCACATGTTATGGCTTGGTGTCATGCCATGATGAATGGCTACGCGCGCCGCAGAGGTGTGCGCCTCTCTTGCCTGATTGAAGATTTCCTGTGCTGTAATCATTTAAACCTCATACTCGGTTGCAAATGATTCGTGTGGGTTCTCTGATAGCCACTGCTTAGCTTTAAGTACGGCTGCGTTTGCCTCCTCTGCCGTTTCAAACCTGCCAAGCTCATACCTTAGTCGGTTAACAACAATCCTAGCCCTGAAATATCCAGAGTGCTTATGGAAGTCAACCCCTCTAAACCCGGTAGATGATGGCCTTCCGCCACCGGATGATGAAAGTCTTTTTTTCTTAAGTAGCTTTCCATGTGCAGACATAATTTACCCTCGCTAACGACTTTTAACCATGATACCCCATAAATTACCCTCCGTAAAGCGTCCGCAAACAAACTTTGTTTAGGGTTAGCTGGGTTAACTGTGGGGAAGGCCATCTTCCCCAAGATTTTTTACTGTAAGTGTATGTATTATAATAATAGTAGTAGTAGTTGGGTTAATTGGGTATATTATTATTCATATTATAGATTTTATTTTAACAATAAATTAACAAATGAATTATATGGGTTATATATAAGGGGATATGAGTGAAAACATACCCTGCTGCCCCTAAATTGTTAAATTACAATATTAACATTAACTTACCGCGAAAAATCTGGGGCAATTAACCTGCCCCAGCACCTTACCCACAGGGGTAAATTTTACCCCAGGCGGATTTATTTTCACCATCATATTGACGTAGATTGAGCGCCATCGTATAGTTACCACACCAACAACAAAGAGGTGATGAAAATGACCAAAGCAATCTACACGCGCACTCAACTGGAACCAGAAATGGGCGCAGTGAAAGCGCAAAACTTTATGATGGCGCAGGCGATGCATGCATACAGCAACGGTAAGAGAGTCTGTCGCGTTTTTAGTGGCGAAGGCAAGAAGAGAGTGCTTGAGCAGGTCATAGTGTCATCTGGTGGAAACTAAACCGGTTTAGCAACAATGAATAAATTACTGGCAGTGGTTTTACTGGTTATCGCTAACGCAGCAAGCGCAGAGACAATATGGGTTACGAAGTATGCGCTGACCCGTGGCATTCAGAAGTGCGAAAGCGCACAGCTGTTTGCTGATGGACAGGTAGCTGTAGTTGGCGATGTTTACTTTAAACGTGGCGAATACTGGCTTGATGAGCAGCAGGCAAAAGAGCATGCAGAGACTTTGCGGCAACGCCGTGTATCTGCACTGATGCGTGAGCTTGAGCGTTTGCAGGCGGTTAAGTGAGGATTTATGGATATCGAAATTAACGAAGTTCAGGAAATTATTAAAAATCTTGAGAGCGTTGGTGAAATCTCAATCAAAGAGGGAAAATACCTCAAGGTGGCAAAGCTGTGCGTGCAGCTGGCTGCGGAGAATATAGCACTGAAGGCGACGAGCGATGATCGCCGCATGTTCATCATGAACGGGGTGCAGTTAGGTTATATCAAGGTGCCAACAGTTGAAACTGACCCGGCACTAGAAACCATTCGTATTGCTGTATCTCCGCAAGAAACGACCCCAGCCTCAGATCGCATCGTAGCCGGTATCAAGGCTGATGGGGTGGAGGAGTGGGTTTCCAGTAGGGGCGGCCGCTGGAATGGCACGACCGAAGAGGCGCTTAAGTTCGCCAAGCAGCTGCGCGAGGGGGCCAAATGAGCAAGGCAAACCACAGCATCGCCAAAGCTCTGAAAATGGCATCACGACAGACAGCATTCGAAAGCGCGCGCGAAGAAATATTGGCTGACCTGCAGCCTGCTGAACTGGCGCTGTCCGCAATGGACAGCGAGCCGGTGGCAGAAGTGGTTTCAATTTATGGTGACCCCGAAGATTTTGGGGAGCGAGAGATTAGACCGCTTGTAGGCATTCAGCAAATGCCATACGGTACGAAGCTATATCGTCACGCGCAGCCAGCACCGGTATATCCGGAGGAAATGACACCAGAGCAGGCATATGAAATAGGTGATTACCACGGAGACCCGGTAGACGTGTTTGCACGTGGAGCTAACTGGATGCGCCAGTATATCATCGACTCCACGTTAGCAGCTGGCCAGCAGTCACCCGTCATCGAGCCGGCCACCGTGCCGGGCAAATGGATTCCGGTAAGCGAGCGGATGCCATTGACCCCTTCTGCTGATTGCGAATACAGCGACATTGAAGTGAATGTATTTGATGGAGAACGCGTATTCACTGCTCACTACGCAACTGGTTCGCAGCCTCAACCTTGGGGTTACTGGGTAGATACATACGCAAAGATAACCCACTGGCAACCTCTGCCATCAGCTCCGCAGGAGGATAAACCATGAAACCATACATCATCCGCAGGCTAATTGCAGTATCACTGCTGGCATTCTGAATTGCCGTTGCACTGGCTATATACTTTATCGTGAGGTGAATCATGTTGTGGAGCGACATTCAGGCGGCGTGCGAAGAGGCTGATTTTCTTTATGAGGAGACTGGTAAGCATCATGCAGTCATTCAGGTTGGCAGCATGATGATGGTGGTTGAGCATAACGGCATGCTTCGGCATATGTACTCAACGACGAGATATCAGTAATGCCGCAAAAATCAAAGCAGGAGGTATGGCAGAAGGCTAAGCTCGAAGAAGTTGACCAATTCATATCAGCAATCGCAAAAGTCTTTCCTGATGCTATTGAAGTGGTTCACGTTCAAAGCAATAACTGTAATGTTTGGTGTTATGCGAAAACTGATGTACAATCATCTCATCAATCATCACCCACCACCCTTTAACCCGCCTTGTGCGGGTTCTTTTTTATCTGTGCTAAACTAACCATATCGAAATACGAGAAGACGAAAACGACATGGCAAATCCAAACCCTGTTATGAAATTTTCCTCTGAGTACCAGCCTGCTGGAAGAGGATTAAGCTACAGAAACAGGCTTATTGAAGCATTAAAGCGCTGCGGGCTTGGAGAAGAGGAGTTCCTTGACGCATTCATCAGGACGTCAATCAGGATGACGGAGGAAAACCCGACTCAGGGTGTGCAAATGTTGAAGGAGATATTCCTGCGCATCAGTCCTGTACAAAAAAGTATGGCACCTCCGGTTAATTTTAAATACCGCAAGGATGCCACTCCAGTTGAGCAGATAGAGGATGTCATTCAATCCGTTTCCAGTGGAGAGCTCCCAATCGATGTGGCGTCGCAGGTTGTATCTATGATTAAGGTTGGTCTTGACGTGAAAGAGTTAACCGAACTCGCCGCACGCCTTGAGCGACTGGAGAAATTACTGGAGCAGCAACAGTAACTGATTTATAATAATCAATGCGGCTAGGGGGCACCCGAAAAGCGACTCATCACCGCCTGCCGCATTCACTTCAATGATGCCCTGATGAGGAATCTATATATGGCACGCAAAAGACTCTCAGCACCAGCAATTGAAAAACTCGAAGAGATTATTGGCGATGGCGTGATTGATGCGCCTGAATCTGCGGTGTTCGGTGTTGTTAATACAGATAAGCAGATTGTTCGCAAACTGAAAATGACGCAAAGCGGAGTTGATGACGTTAGCGACTCTGATATTGGCGTTGATCACCTGATACCAGAAAAGCTGGAAAAGCTACTTTACCCCAAGCGTAATAAGATTGTGTTTGGCGGGCGCGGATGCTTAGCCATCGGCACGATGGTGAGGATGTTTGATGGTAGCCTAAAACGCGTAGAGGATATCGTTGTTGGCGATAAGGTTATGGGTCCAGACAGTAAACCACGAAATGTTTTAAACATCTGTCGGGGGTTTGATGACATGTATACGGTTCATCAAAAATATGCTGATGACTACACTGTCAACTCAAGTCACATACTGTCATTACGAAAGATTCCATCTGCTATCAGTGACGAGACAAAAACACCGGATGGTAAAAGAATTTATCGTTATTACCCGAATGAACCTGAAATACTGAATATTGGTGTTTCAGAATATTTGTCGCGCGCAACTTCCAAAAAGTTCCGCCATGTCTTTAAAGGGTGGCGAACAGGATGGGATTTTAATGACCAAAGCGTCCCAGTTGACCCGTACTTTCTTGGTTTATGGTTAGGTGATGGTTCATCTCGTGGTGTTGAAGTGTGCACGCCTGATCCAGAGATAGTTGACTACATTCACAACGTGGCAAGCCAATACGGGATGCAGGTAAAGGTTCGCGACGATGATAGATGCCCTGTCTATGCGATAACTAATGGTCGAGCTGCTGGCATGGGGAAGAACACCAACCCGTTACTAACTAAAATGCAGCAGCTTGGGGTGATTAATAATAAACACATACCTGACTGCTATATCAAAAACAGCAGAGAGGTAAGACTTCAGATTCTGGCTGGGCTATTGGATACTGATTCGCATTATGACCAGAAAAAGAAAAGCTATTCTTTCACATCAATAAATAAAGAAATGGCCTTCTCTTTGATGGATGTGGCAAGATCGCTTGGCTTCAAGTCAAGCATAATCAAAAAGACTGATGTCACCTTTGAATATAAAGGTGAGAAAAGAATATACGAAAAGGACGTATGGGAGGTGTTCGTTAGTGGTGACCTTCATACAATCCCATGCCGAGTAAAAAGGAAGATAGCAGAGAAAACCAAGTCAACCCGTGGAAAGATGACTGAGGTGTCATTGTCTTATGTCGGGCATGGTGAATACGCTGGGTTCACTATTGATGGCGATCATCTTTTCCTGCTTGCTGATGGCACGGTTACACACAACAGCGGAAAAACAAGGACAGTAACAACAATACTTACGGAGCGTGCACGCTTTAAGCCTGACAGGATAGCTTGTTTTCGTGAGATTCAGCAGTCCATTGAAGATAGCTCATATCAGGAACTGAAGGACGAAATTGATCGCAAGGGAGAAACGAAAGAGTTTCGCGTCATCAACAACGAAATAACACACAAGGTAACGAAAGCAAAGTTCCGCTTTAAAGGCCTGTATCGCAACCAGACGACCGTAAAAGGCTTCGCTGGCATTACAGTAGCTTGGGTCGAGGAGGCGGAAAACGTCAGCCAGACAAGCTGGGAAATCCTCACCCCAACAGTCCGCACTGAAGGGTCAGAGATATGGGTGACTTTCAACCCAAATAAAGAGCATGACCCGACGTGGAAAATATGGGTTGAGCCTTTTTATAATAAATTGCGCGAAAATGGCGGCATCTATGAGGATGATGAAAACCTGATTATGGAGTGTAATTACTCAGACAATCCGTGGTTCTGGGATACTCCGCTCCCAAGCCAAATGCAACGCATGAAAGAGACCGACTTCGACCGCTATCAATGGGTGTGGGGTGGGCGCTTTAATAAGCGTAATGATGAGCAGGTATTTGGCGGTAAGTGGCGCGTTGCTGATTTCGAGGTTAAGCCGGAATGGCATGGGCCTTACTTTGGCATCGACTTTGGATTCTCGCAGGACGCAACGGCGATGGTTGAGGTTTACATTGAGAAACTTCCTGATGACCGCCGCAACCTTTACGTCGCGCGCGAATACGGCCGTGTAGGCCTTGAGATTACCGACACACCTACAGCGATGGAGCAATCATTCCCACTCTCCAGGAAGGCAAGATGGTATGGGGACTGCTCTCGGCCAGAAACAATCAGTCACATCAAACGCGCAGGATTTGATATCCATCCATGCAATAAGTGGCCCGGGAGCGTGGAGGAGGGTGTAACCTGGCTCAGGGGTTGCGACAGCATCATCATTCATGACCGCTGCACACAGACTCAGGAAGAGTTCACTATGTACAGTTACAAGGTGGACAAGCTGACGGGTAACGTGCTCACAAATATTGTGGATGCGTGGAACCACTTCATTGACGCAATCAGATATGCATGCAACGATCACATCGTACAGCGTGGCTCTGGATGGATTAGAAGGAGCAGGAGATGAGATGAGACCCCAGCAGGGGTCTATTTATAAAGCCAGCAATGAATCCCCGCGTTGCGCATGGCGGCATAAATCACGTCATTAGACACGACCGCAATCGCCACCCTTTCTGCATCAATCTGCTGGTGCGAAGCCATGATGTCATCATAGAATACATCGTTAGCATGCAGCCATTCATACGCATGCTTTGCCCTCATGATAAGCACGTCATGCCCGGCAGAGTAGAGCGACTTAGCCAGCGCAACGTTGCCAGCAATGGCATTACCCTCAGCATCGCGCAGCACGCCATCAAGCTCGAAAATGACACATTTCATAAGATTTCTCCGAGAGGTTTCATTTTAATCTACGCCATGCTAGAATCTACGTCAAGGCGCATTGACATAACTACATCACCGGGGGGGCATCATGAAGGCATACTCATCTTTTTCGTGGGAGCAGAAGGAAAAAATATACTCACTCGCAAGAGCTGGCGTGTCTGATGAAGCACTGTGCGAAAGGTACGATGTTGATGAGGCTATTCTTCTGCGCATGTATGATGAAGTGCTGTGTGAGTTGCAGCGGCGTCGTGGTTACAGCGGGCTGAAGACGATTAATGATTTCTTTCGGAATGTTGAGTTAAATAACGATGAGGGTGGTGATTTATGATTATTGAAGGTCATACAAAATTAGATGAGTGCAATCTAATAATTAATGGAAGGCTGTCAGATGAGCATGATTTGATGTTGTGTCAATTCCACGACACTGTAATCATCGACAAGCACCAGGCCGCGCAGCTTATCGAAGTCCTGCAACGCTGGGTTGATGATGAGGAGATTGAGTGATGAGCGTTTGCATGCGTCATTTTGCATGCCAAATTAATATTTGTAAATTGACTCCAACCATTTATCAAATTTTATGCCTCAACCCAGTCGCCATCTTCGTTTTTAACGACCTCGACAAGGGTGTCGAACTGGCGTTTGCATTCTGCCGGGTCCTCGTCCCAGGTTGGCATTTCAGCCAGCCAGTTTTTATCCGTGTCGACTGAACCGGTAAAGGGGTTCATCAGGAATTTTTCAGTAGTCATTTTGAGAGCCTCGTTAATTTCGCTTATGCGGGAATGAAGCACACACTGCACATCCGCACCTATGGTTGATGGCAGTGCATACTTGCCTGTGACCCAGTGCCGGACTGTTCGGTCACTGACGGAAAGTCTTTCCGCCATCTCGGTGACGAAGTGATTCCCGAACGCAGCCTTTCCAGCGGCAATAAAAGCTTCGATGTTCATATTACGCCTTTGCGAGATTCCAGGTTGATTTAAGGGCGGCAGCAAAGAATTCACAAGCTTTACGACCCGCATTTTTGGGAAGAGATGCGAAGCCTTTTGCTTCTGCCCATGCTGCGCGCATGATTGCTGCTTTGTCGAATTTGCCGTTGACGATCAGCGTTGCTTTAGTGGCTGCCTGGTTTTTTTTGAAAGAGTTGAGAATGCGCATTTGGAATCACCTTTGTGATATTGGCTGGGGCTTATCCCCTTGCCTATGTAAGTAATATA